GTACCTATACCAACATTACCACCCTCTATTACATATAATGCATCAGCTACGTTAATTTTACTACTACCTGAAGCCCCGGTATTACTAATAGTAGCTGAATTATCTCCTGCGCTATTTTCTAACGTAATATTTCCACCGTCTAAAAATAGATTATATGCATTATTAATAGTAACAAGATTAGAACTACTCCAAGACAAAACAGATGTGCCTAAAGCATCTCGATCACTACCGTAACCTAAAGACCATACGCCAGCACTTGGGTTCATTATGAACCCAAAATTAGACCCTGAACTACCCAACACGATTTGATTCTCTCCAGTATTAGCAAAGTGCCCCCAATCACTAACTCTAAAAGTACCAGTAATATCTAATTTAGTGCCCGGGCTTACTGTACCCATACCAACATTACCTGAATCAGTAACACTAAGTATATTACCAGCACCGGTTGCAAGTTTGAGCGCATAGTGAGAAGCAGATGAGCTACTGTTTTCAATAAGTAAGCCATTAACGTTATTGAGATTAGCACCAGCGCCATTAGCTGCAGTCTTTACATGTAGTTTAGATAAAGCAGAGTCACTATATGATGAGCCGTTTAATAATGTATCTCCTTTAACCTTAAGTCCGTCGTTTATATAGAAATTTTTAGTAGCCATTAAGTTTCACTTTCCACTTACATTATTATTTATAAAAAAAAGACCCGGATTACCGGGTCTCTTAATTGTTATTTTAATAATATTATGTATTGGTTAACTGAGTTACAGAGGTTGTTACAGCTGCTGAACCACTATTACAGGCATTTGTAGCAATAACTTGTAAGTTTGAACCACTTATACGAGCTGTATATGTAACACAAATAGATGAACCTGTAGATATATTACCATATTCTGTATGATGAGCAGCTGAACTATCATGTATTACTAGTAACTCAGCCAGTTCATATTGAGCGCTATTTACCTCTGATTGTATAACCATCTTACCTGATCTATAATCAGCATGCGGAAAAGATAATACAACAGCACTAGATGACTGAGTAACTGAGGTACATATAGAATGATAACCACTTGTATTATTAGCGAACTTGACAGAAGTACTAGTCGATGTAGGCTCTACTACTAATGGATTAGTTTGACCGGTACCTATTGTTACTATAGAAGATGTATCGGTAATTTGACTATCTGCAATAGTATTACCATCTGACCATTTAGTAAGTCTATTAGCAGTACCAGAAGTATTATTATTATCAATTAATGAATTCTCCCATACTCTAGAATCAATCTCATCAGTAACTAAAGAGGATCCATTATATACTACTACACTATCATCCGTACCTGCAGCTATATTTGGTGTATTAATTGTTTGACCATTGATAGTAATAATATCACCTGAAGCATTGCCTAGGTTAACTGCGCCTCGTAATGTAGTTGCTCCGTCAACAAATAAAGTATTATTACCTGAGATCGTACTAGAAACAGTTAATGTACCATCTAGATCTACATTATCATTAAAGTCAATAGTACTACCACCTGTCTTTGATTCAAACGCATCAGCGTAGATAGTGCTAGCAGAGCTAATGGTACCAGTAACTGTAAGATTAGTACCAATATAAATATCTTTATTGAATTCAATCTTTTCAGATCCGTTAGTAGTTATAAATCTTTGATATAAATTACTACCCTCTTTAATTTCTAAAGCTGCTCCAAAATTATCAGGTATTAAAATATCTCTACTAGCTCCGCTAAATGTAAGGTCTCCAACAATCTCTAAAGCAGAGCTCGGAGTTGCTGTTCCTATACCAATATTACCACTCGATAGAACCGTAAGTAAACGATTAATACTACCATCTGTTATATGATAACCAGCAGTTCCACCAATAAGACCTACTTCGAATTCATCTGTACCATTAGTTTGGTATCTTAATCTACCAGCATCATGGGAAGAATTTCTATCAATATCAACAAACAAATCTCCATCACCATCAAAATGTATATTCTCTCCATTTTCGAGATTTATCTCAACCCTTGTAGTTGCATTATAAGTACTAGTATTAACACCAATCCTACCCATGTAAACATCAGCAAAGTTCGCTACTGTGGGTTTTCCGGAGCCAGAATCATTGTCAGATAGTATATCAGTAGTAGCTCCATCAAAGAAAACATATGGCTTGTTACCTCCTGCAAATGTTACATCTCTTATAAGACCAGTATACTTAGTACCAGAGTCTGCATATTCCCCGTAGAACCCTATATCCTTAGTATCCGCGGAGGTGTTCCCATTAGCTAGTTTAATAACCGGGTCCTCAATAAGTACAGTAGTTACATCTTGTGTTATAGTAGTACCGTTAACAGTAAAGTTACCTGTTACAGTTAAATTATTACCTATAGTGACGTCATTAGGTAAACCAACAGTAACAGTATTATTAGATGCAACTGTGGTGATTTCATTAGATGTACCCAGTATTCTTAGACGCTCAGATAATAAATCAACATCACCTAAACCAGTTCCAGCTTCAGTACTAAGCGCTGTAGCAACAGTTACTTCGGTAACTGATGTTAATCTACCTTGAGTATCTACAATAAAGGTAGGAATTGCAGATTGAGAACCATAAGTACCAGCGCTAACACCAGTATCAGTTAAGTCTAAACTATTACTATCGATTTCAAAACTATTAGATAAACTTAGGCTGAATTGTAAGTTATTATCAGAAACCGCAATTTTGACTCCAGAAACAGCTTCGAAATTAAGAGTATTCTGACCACTAAGAGGGTCATTACTACCAGATCCTAATGCACCAGAAGAAGATATATTAAATAATTTACCGTAATATGTTGATGCAGAAACACTTCCTCGAAGGGCGTTTATATTCTCTCCTACATATAAACCATTTTTTACACGAAAGTCAGTATTAGTAGCCATATTATAAATATTTATTTACAACTACTCGCAAAAACTAAAATAATTTATAATATTCCATCTAAACTCCTTTTTTAATATATCTATTACTGACTCATCGTCTATATCTTTTAAAAATAACTGATATGTAGTTATATCATCTGCTTCATAATATGTTTCACCGTAACCAACTCCTAGGTATAAATCAGTTCCTTCTGACCAATATGATACCTTTACTATATAGTCATTATCAGTATGACCACAAAATATACTTCTAGGGTAATCATATACTTTGGAAAGCTCAACTATAGTCAAATCTCTGGAGCTCCTGTTATAAGAAAATTTTTTTCTTATATAATTATCCCAGTAATTTTCTGACCAATGATCATTCATTTTAAGTATGCGGTCTTACAGTGAATTACTTTAATCTGAGGGTCAACATATATAGGTATATTATTATCCTTACAGTCAAGACAAAAAGATACATCTTCCATACAAAAATCTTCACACGATTGTATTTCTATATATCTAGGTTCAAACCAAGGATATTTAAGTTGCTCAAATACTCCTTTTTTAATTAATAGAAAACCAAAACCTACATAAGAGACTTTAAAAATAGAATCTTTATTTTTTAAATCTTCTTTAGATAGAAAATGAAAGTAACCGTTACGAGCAAAAAACTCTTCATCCCAATCCTCTACAACTGCGTAGTTCTCCCCCGAGGCCATTAAATAAAGACCAGAAATCATATCTTTATCCGCTTTAAATAACCTCTCAATATCTTTAATATTAAAAATTATATCATCATCTATCCACAAAATATGAGTATATTCACCTTCATCAAATGGTTTCTGGTCTTTACCTTTCGAAGGTTCTCCTAACAAACACATATTCCTAGTTTCATATATGTTTCTTGAATAAGTAGAACTAAATTTATATTGTATACCCTGTTTGTGAAAATGTCTTAATAGATTACTTACACAGGTTATTGTCTTACTACTAAAGCTTGTCCCTGGCATACATATCATAACATTATACATAAACAATATCTTTCCGTTTTATGCTCACACTAGGGTCAATTAATAAATTAACATTAGCTTCTTTTTGTATACGTTTACAGATATCAATATCCGTAAATGTTTGCTCTTTTTTATTTCGGGATTTCCAAGGTCTAAACCACGGGTATGATAACTTCTCTATAACACCATACTTTACTATGACCATATCAAATTCTAGGTATTCAGCTAACTCAAAGTCATTCTGTTTTTTATTTGTTAATTTATATCTACTATCTACCTTAGCAGATAAAAAATTTAAATCATTAGAGTATATATTATTATATAATTTAATAAAATTATTGTTATTAAATAAAATACTACCACTCAGAAAAACTATATATTCATAATTACATTGACCTTGGAATGGATTTTGATTACTACCCTGTAGTATACTACCCTTGAGGGCCTTTTGTTTAGCATAAAATGCATTGCAGCTATCCCCGGTAGATATATTATATGGTATTTCTTTCTTGTTGAGAGTAGTAGATAGGTTAACCCAGGACTTAAGGAATTCAGGAGTGTAATTTAAATCATAGAAACAAAAAATAAACTTCATACGATCAACTCTTTAAGTTTATTTTGAATATACTTAATTTTCTCTTCTATTTCATATCTACTAGCTCGAGGATCACTACCGAAAGCATCTGGGATAAGAATATCTAGGTGATCAATAGCGTCTATAACGCCTTGACGATATAAGGAATATCTTTTCTTAGGTTTCTTAGATGCCATATATAATATTTACAATGGCGTTTTAGGAAACAACTATTTTTTAAACTTCTGATCCGAGCTGATTGCAAAATTAGCTTTGCTAAATTCAAGTCTATCAACAAACTTGATTGCATTTCCTGTTTGGTCTATAGCAACATAACCCTCAGGCTCTGTAACAACAAGGTCTCCTTCAGCATTAAATAAATAATGCTTCATACTTACCCCCTTCATAATATTATTATACTTTTGTATAAATATATCTTTACCTTGCTTAATTAATATTTGTAATCTAAGAATATTTACAATATCTTGTTTACCAGCTTCTACTAAGCTCAACATTTGAGTTTTTGCTTCTGTTGCTTTAGCTTTACCTTTCTCACTCTTAAGAGAATCAATCTTACGATCTAGTCTACCTTCAACCCATTCTACGAACTGCTGAAATGATACGTCAATATCTTTAAGAAATTCCCCTTGTCTTATTTCTGTATTAATATATGTATTCAAACCTAAGTAAATACGATCATCAATACTATCGAAATTAATTTCTTCTACTAGTTCAGATGACTTAGATATTAAACTATTAACTAAAACAGTTTCCTCATCTGTTAAAGTTATATAACCAGAATCATTTTCAAAATATGCATCCTTAACATAAACTTTAGGACCAGGGTCTAGAGTACTTACATCAACTCCAAATTTTTTCGTACTAAATCTTATCTTACCTTCTTCATCTTTCTGCATTTCATATTCAGTATGAAACACAACTCCTATATTAGAATTTAAAATATCCTGACCTTCTTTACTATTTACAGGTACTGCATATACAATTGTATTAGGTTTGAATGTAACATGCTCTTCTCCGTCAATAGAAGATGTATCTTTTATCTCATTATCAAATAAAAAGTCTCCTTGATATACACCATTGAAGTTAGAATCTTTAAAATGTACAAATGTTTGTACTAGCTTATCAATTAATCCAGCAGATGCAGCATGATTTGTTTTTATATCCTTAATACTGTAATTTATCTTTGGGTCTGTATTGAATACAGACTTACTACCAACAAAGAATTTACCATCAAGATCTCTACCAACGACAACAGCCGGTGCACCGTCATACTTAACTGTCGCGTTCACTGCCTTGTCAGTGTTACTATCTAAAATCTCAGAGAGAGAACTCAGATAATTAATAGCCCTTTGAGCTCCTTCTCTCTTATTAGTAAGTACAAGCTCTTCTAAGTGAGTTAAATGCTTATTAGGGCCTGCGTCTTCATAAAGCTTGAAGTATTGCTCAAAAAGTATCATATATTATTATTTATTACTTTTTACGCATTATCTCGACTTTAAAATCATATGTATTATGAGATACACTCTCATCACATAGTCCCTCATTTATGCAATATTTTATAATCTTATCAGGTATTGTTTGATCTTCTATACATTTATTGTCATCATAGATTATAAACACATTAGGCATAATTTGTACTCTAAAGCCAAAAACAAAAATGTCATAAAATGAATCCTCCATAATAAATAATTATATGCTAAGCTTTAAAGATTTCTACGAAAATATTACAGTACCTGTTTATCAAAAAGAAGAATATCTCGGTACTCTTAAGTTTGAAATTATAGATGAAGATGTTTTCGAGGAAGCAGAGTATAGAGGACGTAAGGTTAAGTTGAATAAACCTATGAGAGGTGATGTCAAAAAGTTTAAAGTTTATGTAAAAGACCCTAAGACTGGAAATGTAAGAAAAGTAAACTTCGGGCACGGTGGAACAAGCGCGAAACGTAGAGGCGAAAAAACGATGCGTATAAAAAAGTCTAACCCCAAACGACGTAAGTCATTCAGAGCTAGACACAATTGTGATAATCCAGGACCTAAGACTAAAGCTCGTTATTGGTCCTGTCGTATGTGGTAATTATAATTCAATATCTATAGATACTGAATTCTTGGGTACTCTACCTTTAGGGAAAACAAATAGTCTTGTATTCAATATAGCTTCTTTTTTGCCTGTTTCAGTATTAATAAAAGCAAAATATTGGTCAGCTGTATATCTACCGAATAATACAGGTACATATAATGATGATTGCGGTAAATCAGGATTTTTAAGTATATGGCCTCGCTGGCCAGGGTCTATCATATAACCTAAATGGTCACCGTAGTTTAATATTTCTTTGAGACTTATCTGATCTACCGTTGTTTGGAGCAAAATATTTACATTATTAATTCCAAATTCCGCGCCTGGTTCATAGTCATTACCATAAATACCCTTCAATGCAAAAAGAGAAAGCGGGCTGGATGGATTAGCTTCATAAAAATCATGAAAACAATAAAAAGCTGACGGTACAAAGTGAAATTTAGTAATATTAGACTCTCTTATTGAACCTCTTTTCCATTTATCGATATTGACACCTAGTTTCTCGAGCTTATTGCCATTTCTTTTTTTAGATAAAAATTGTACTAACTCCTTAGTGCTACCTTCAAAAGAGGGTATATTATAATTATTAGCTAATATATTTGCTATACCGCTACAAAATTTATTCACAGCTAATGGAATTATAGAATTATCATCTATTTTTGTTTCCTTTTTATATAGTTTTTTAAACTCCCCGTATTGCTGAAAAGGTACCTTTTGAGAAATAACCATTTCTCCAGTTTCTTTATCTTGTTTAAAATAATCCCCCTCTTTATAACTTATCCAATAAACTTCCTTACCATCTTTAGATAAAGCAAAATCAGCTTTCGGATTACCGTCAATCATAACAGCTTTATCAAACTTTATTCCTGTTTGTTTCCCGTTTTGGTCAATAAGATTTAAAAAACCTATTTGAGGATTTAAACTTTTTATTGCATCATTTAATGCTAATACTTGACTTTCTTCATATTCTATACCCGCGGCTGTTGTATCTTTCTTTATAATTTTACCGTTAGTTTTTTCTAACAACTCATATATAGCAAGGATTTTCATAGTATTGACGGGAAGTTTATTTCCTCTGCCCATATTGAATTGACTCTCAGCTTTCCACTCGGCTATTCTTAAGTTATAAGGTGTTCTAAGTTTACATATACCGGTAGGAGAAATAGTTATTGTATACGGTCTATCTGAATTATTACTATTAACCATTTGTACAAAATCCTTTATAGTATATTTTGAACCATCTTTTGCTGAAAAAACAACGTTAGAAATATTAGGTTTATTATCTGTGTAATATTTTAGTAAAGAATCACCAAACTGAGAGTCTATAGCTCCTGCTGTAGCCATATTATCTAAACTCGATTCTAATAAACAATTATAAAAAAATCGTCTAAATGTTTTCATCGATCGCACCATCTTTCTTTCAGCCATGTACTTAAATCTTTCTCGCCTAATATTTCTTTATTAAACATATGATCGTATGATCTTATGATTATATCATTTAATTTACCAATATAGTCTGAATCTCTTAAATTCTTAAAAGCTAAATTCTCTACAGAAAACTCACCCTTACTAGATAAACCATCTCTACGCATCTTCATAATACGTTTCTTAAGATTCTTAGCTCTTTTGTTAACTAATGCAAGTTCTTTCTCATCACTCAACTCAGCAATTATCTCACTCAATGATCTTATTTCTTTTTTATATTCCTCAGACTTACGTACAACATCTCTATGATCTATTTCAGGCTTATTATAAACAGGTTTTTTAATCCATTTATTATCTTGTATGCTGAATAAACCAGATGCAGTATGTGGTTCATGAATATCTTGAAAATATAACTCTACTTCATGACCGTTGAGATTTATATCATGCTTTATGTTCCAAATAAAGCGCTTACCGTCTAAAGCCCTTTTAACTAGATCTTCATCCTTGTTAATATCAGCAAAGTCTAATAGTATATGGACGTCAAGATCGGATTTCTCTGAGTAGTTATAATTAGCTATAGAACCAGTTAGTTGTATATCTTCGATGATATCTTCATCTATATGCTCATCCTCTTTTAAGAAATCACTAACAATCTTAACAATTGCCATTCTAATTGACTCATCAAAAGCCTCACCATCCCAAAAATTAGGATGAAGAGTTTTATTATAATAAGTTCTACCCTCGAAGAATTTTAAAAAATTACGTATTTTATTCATACTATAAACCTAATGTACGTGGGTCAGTAGCGATATATATCTTAGTATGTTCTTTTTCGTCAGGTTCACCTTCTCGCTCTATCTCATACTTGAGATATTGAAACACTGAACGTACATAATCAGCTGCTTTCGTAATTTTAGCTTCTGCCCAATCTTCTAAAGGATAATCATCTTCTAGCATATCATGTAGCATCTTCGCGTTTTCAGCAATGTTATATAAGTCACTCTTTGCCATACGAGACTCATGATTATCTTTATTACCATCTTGTGGTTCCTCCCCATGGGAACATGCATCACAAGCCTCTAATAATTCATTTAATATTTTATCAGTCTTCATATACAAACCTACTTAAGCTATCTATTTCATTATCTACAGCTGCAGATATATCTGTTTGAAAAAATTCATCTTGAGTCATTTCTTTATTATAATTAGACTCACCTGGTTCAGATATATTAATATCAATATACTCTTCTGTTTTAGTATTATACTTTATGTAATATGTATTTTCGTCTTTAGCGGTAAACTCTAATGTTATTTCTCCACTCTCTTCATCTATATCAACTGCATGTACTTTAGAGGCTATCTGAGGTATATATTCTAACTTATCATTATAATAATCAGCATATTCAGATATAGTAATCCCAGCTTCTTTTAATGCTTTAGATATTGCTTTACGCTTTTTAAGAAGATATTTGTCTGTTTTATCCTTGTCCCCATCATTATCTATATCACCGTCTTCTTTACCTACATGATCCAAACCTTCTTCTACAACATTATTATCCTTCTCCTCCTCTTGTACATTTATATACCTACGTACTTGATTGGATATATCCTGCGGTGTCGCTATTTTTTGTTTATTGACTTTATCTAATAAAGATCCAATATCATGTAAATCATTAGTATCATATGCTGACATATAATTATTTATTATACTTTTAGTATTTTACTAATAAATAATTATGTGACTAACGAATTTGATAAATTATATAACAATATTATATCTGAAGAAAATAAAGGACTATGGTATAATATAAGAAAAAAGAAGGGAAACCCGTCTAGTAAGTGGAAAAATGACCCTAAATACAGGAAGCAGATGAAGAAACAAGCTAAAAAAATATCTGCGAAAGAAGGAGTACATGATCCAGTCCGACCAGGTATACTTAAAAAACAAATAAAAGGTAAGATAACTTGTTCTAAAGCTAAGTCCTTAAAGTCTAAACAAAAGAATAAAGGTAATAATACTGCGAAAGCAGCTCAAAGATTTATAAACTACCATTGCTGATATGAAATTTAACGAATTATATAAAATTATTGAAAAACAAACTAAAGCAACATGTTGCGGAAGATGTGGCAGAGTACATGTCAAAGGTACTAAATGTAAAAGACCTTACCTAACAGGTAAGAAACATTGTAAATATAATTAAACAAGCTCTACTTGTTTTTCGTATTTATAGTTATTATATTTTTGACTTTGATCACACTCTCCGTAGAAGTAGTTATCTAGCTGCTCTATAAGTCTGTCTTTAGCGATTTGTAAATCTACTTTAAACCATTCATTACGAATATCAGATGCAAAATATTCCATCTGTTGACGTATCTTTTTTTCAGCTAAGAGATAGTCAGGGTGTTTGACAGAATACACTACTTGATAATCTCTAAAGGGGGAACCAGTCTGATACGACCTAACGCGGTGTTTAATATTTTTTGTTGTACCTACCTTTATCCAACCAGGCCAAGCACTATTGGTTATAAGATATAGATATCCTTCTACTAATGACACATAAGTATTTATTCATGTTACTCAACTTTTTTAAAAATTAAAGTATCAGTCAATAATATTAAATATTAGTATGGGAGAAGCATTGGAAATAAAAAATACTGCAGAGCACCTGATAGGTGAATACGGCTGGATGTTTATTATTGGCTTTGTTGGTATAATGTTTCAATCAACTATTAAGAGTTTAGCAGCTTCATTAGCTGTATTCTGTGGTGGTGATTATAATACAGATGATGTTGTATTTGTAGACGGTCGACCAAGTCGTATAATTAGAGTAGGGTTACTTAAAACAGTCTTCTTCGTATACAATGTGGTCGACAATAAAATAGTAAGTGGTAATAAACTAGTTATTCAAAACGAGGCATTAAGTAAACTTAGGATTGAAAAACCATTACCTGAAATAGATCTCAGTAAAATTAAAAACTAAAATCAGAGAAATCTGTATCAGATGTATCTTGTTTGAATGAACCCACTTTATATGTTTCTATTTGCGTCTCTTGAGGAGCTACTTGAACATGCTTAGATTCTGTCCAGTTCTTAATCCAAAGAATAGGATTAGGTGTCTCTTCAAAAATATTACCAACACCTACAGCCTTGGATCGCTTGTTACATAAATGCTTCATGTACTGAATAAGAATCTCATCATTCAAGCCAAGCATAGATCCATCTTTAAATAGATATCTTGCCCAGTCCATTTCTTCTTCTGCAGCATCCTTGAACATCTTACTGACAATATCTTTACATTCTTCTACTATCTTTGTAAAGCCCTCTGAGTCTTCATTCTTGAGATACTTGAGTATATTTTGAGTGAAAGCTAAATGCAAGTTTTCGTCTCTATTAATAAGAGATATAATCTTTGCGTTACCTTCCATAGTTTTATTCTGAGCAAAACAATAAGAGCAAGCAAATGATACATAAAATCTAATGCCTTCAAGAATATTGATACTAACTAAAGTAAGATATAATTTTTTCTTCCTATCTTTAATACTATCATTAGGCATTCCATTAATTAAATCATCATAGTACTTCGTAACTGATGTTGTGCGTTTAATAATTTCAGGGTCGGATAAAATATTATCAAAAACATCTGAAGGATTAGGATATACGTTTTTAATAATATATGTATATGAATAGCTATGTAGAGTCTCGAAGAACTCCCAGGTTTTTGCAAACGCTTCTAGTTCAGGGTTACTACAATCCGTCAATAAATGACTAATACCCCTCGACTGAATTGAGTCTAGTAATATCTGATAACCCAGATTTTTAGTAAAAATAAATTTCTGATGATCAGTTAGCTTTTCAAAATCAGCGCGTTCCTTTTCTAGACTAACTTCTTCTGGTCTCCAAAAGAAACTTAAATGTTGTAGGAATAAGTCGTAAATTTTCTTATAACGGTGCTTATCATACCGCTGTAAGTTTAATCCCTGCCCGAAAAATAAAGGCTCTTTCGTTGTATCAACATTCTCAATATTAATAATTTGTTTATTCATCTCAAGTATTATAATATTCTATAGTATGTAAGTGCAATTTATAATTTACAGGCTCCTCCAGCACAATCACTATCTTCTTCTACAGTGTCAGTCTTCCCATCGTCTGTATTAGCGTAATATAAAGTCTTCAATCCTACTTTATATGAATATAAAATATCCTTAGCTACAACAGACATAGGCAAATTACCTTCTTCATATTTCGCAAAATTATAATAATGATTAGCAGATATTGCTTGATCGAAATATTTCTGTAAGACAGCGCATATATTAATATATCCAATATTAGTCTTCATATCATAAGCAAGTGTATATTTATTTTTAAGCTTAGCAATCTCAGGCACTACTTGAGGTATTAAACCCTGTTTAGACTTCTTAATAGTAACCAAGCTTCTTGGTGGCTCAATACCATTAGTAGAGTTGGTAACTAAAGAAGAACTCTCACAGGGCATTAAAGCTGTCAATGTACTATTTCTTAAACCATGCTCTTTAATCTCAGCTCTAAGCTCATCCCAGTTATGAGTTAGTTTGCGTTTACATATATTATCTACCTCTTTTGCGTATGTATCGATAGGTAATATACCTTTACTATATTTTGTATGTTCAAACCATTCACACTTACCTCTCTCTTTAGCTAAACGTACTGAAGCCTTAAGTAAGTAGTATTGTATATTCTCTGCTAACTCATCAACCAAACTAATAGCTCCCTTATCTTCATATGAAAATCCATTCTTAGCTAAATAGTATGCAAGATTTGTAACACCTACTCCTATACTTCTCCTCTTAAGCATCTTTTTAGAGGCGTTAACGGGGTAATATTGATTATCAATAATATAGTCTAAAGACTTAACGATGTTATATGATATACTCTCAAGATCATTTAACTTTCTTATAGCCCCTACATTAATAGCTGATAATATACATAAAGCAATCTCACCATCTTCTTCACTATCTATATGTGATATAGGAGTAGTTGGTAGAGTTATCTCTTGACACAAGTTAGACATATAGATAGGATCTGTAAATGAACTATGTTCATTAGTATTATCTATATTCATAACATACATACGACCTGTTTCTATACGTTCTTGACAGAAGTGCATAAAAAGCTTACGCGCAGGTATATCTCTCTTGAATATACTACGACTACGTTCATATTTTTCATATAATGCAATGAACTCATCAGTGTCGGTATAAAAAGCATCATATAAGTCTGGTACTTCATGAGGAGAGAAAACTGTTATCTTCTCATCTTGTACAAACCTCTTATAGAACAATCGATTAAACTGAACAGAATAATCCATCTTACGAACTCTATTATCATCTGTACCTCTATTATTTTTTAATACTAATATCTCTTCAATCTCTTTATGCCAAAAAGGAAAGTGAGTTGTACTGGAGCCTCCTCTCACTCCGTTTTGAGTACAACACTTAGTAGTACTCTCAAACATCTTGAGGAAAGGAATAACTCCAGTATGAACAACTTCACCATTTCTTATTTTCGAACCTACCCCTCGGACACGTCCGAAGTTTAAACCAATACCTGCTCTATTAGCTGTATAATAACCTACAGCAGTGTTCGAATGAAATATAGATGGGAGACTATCCCCTACATCAATCAACGTACAAGAACTATATTGGCGGGATGGAGTCCTAACCCCGCACATGATAGGGGTAGGTAACGAAATTTCAAAGGAACTTATATCATTATAAAAACTCTTTACAGCTTTGAGTCTATTTTCTGTCTCATTACTATTAAGAATCATAGCTATGAGCATATACATGTATTGAGGAGTCTCGTAAATTTTACTAGTAGTTCGGTCTTTAAGTAGATACTTATCTACTAGCTGCTGAAGGCCTGCATATACAAATAAATAATCTCTATTATGACGGATGACCCTCTCTAGTTGCTCAATTTCATCCTCTGAGTATAACTCTAGGATCTCTGTGTCGTAAACTCCATAATCAATATTCTTCTTAATAACACTAAGCAACGAAGGCATATTATCTGATACCCCGAAAACTTGCTTACGTAGAAAGTAATTTAACAAGTTAGCTGCTACATGCTGATAATTAGGTGTTGTGTCACTTATTAAATCTGCAGCTGCATAAATTAAAACCTCATGTATTTTAGTTGATTCTATACCATCATGTAATTGAAGCTGTGTGTTTATTTCGATATCACTAACGTTAACCCCTTTAATGTCTTTTGTCGCCCAGAATAATACATCATGTATCTTCTCGATATTAAAGTCCTCGAGTCCTCCATCCCTCTTCTTTACTTTCATATATACGTTCTATATTTTATTTGATATACATAATGGTTCCACTATTTTACTGTAGATTGACCGAAATAAAATCCTATTATTGCGGTCAGAGCTTGTCTTATTTCCGGAATAAGTACATACCCTAATGATTCTACGAAGATCTTTTCTGTTCTACTACCAAATAACCCAAATAAAATAGGTTTAGTTTGGTCTACTTCTAATACTACTGGTATAGATAATAATGTAGCCATGAAGGGAGCTAGTATAACTCCAAACATAATGCTTATAACTATAAAACGTCTAACCCACGAGCCTGCTGAACCAGTAGCTCTTTGAGCTGCTGCATTTCGGGTGTCCTCGGCAAATTTATTACGCTCCATTAGCATCTCAAACTTCTTTTGATTGTCTTGAGATCGCTGAGCCATGAATTTAAATATAAATCCTGTTATGGATCCACCGAATAAGGTAAGAATTTCAGTAGGTATCATATAATTATTTATCAATAATATATGTAAAATAATAAGAACAAAAAGATCTTATTGTAATATTAAATATTAGAAATATTTTCTGGTTGTATTACTCTTTTTGCTTAATCTCTTCTACTATCTCTATGCACCCATTAGCGTGTTCTATATACTCTATAAGTTTTACACACTCCTCGACGACATCCCCATGCTCTCCAATGGCTGCAGGATTCTCGAGATAGTTACTGAGGTTAGTCTCTGCTTTTGTCTTTTTGTAATTAAAATAAGAACCAGCTCCTTCTAAGAGAGTTAATTTCCAATCCTTCTTACTCATGCTAAGAATCCTTTATCAATACTATAAACCATATTTTCGCTTGTTTTAATACATTCTATATCCTCAGCGACCTTAATACTCTTCATTGCTTGTTTGTGAATATCTCTAATGTCTGTTGCATCTGGACATTCGATAGTCTCTGAACGTTTATCATCAGTGTACACATCTTTGATTAAGATATTATATGTTTTCATATCATTCAATAATTAGCTCATTATTTTCTAATTTGCAAGTTACTTTTTGTAATTTTTCTTTATTTGCAATAATTAATGTTGCTACCATACATTCAATATGTTTTTGGATATATCTTTTGAGGAATCTAGCTCCGTATTTTCTTGAATATCCATGATTCGCGATGTAGTCTGTAGCTTCATCAGTTATTATAAATTTAATTTTATGAATTTTCTTTAACTTTGCAACGAATTTTTTAATTAAAATATATACGAGATTTAGAATGTCTTCATTCTCTAGATGATCAAATGTTATAATCTCATCTAAACGATTTAAAAACTCTGGTTTGAAGAAACCTTGTAGTTTGTTTTCTAGATCTGTAGTAGACATAGCACTTTGAGTAAAACCTATTGTCTTTGTTTCAAACAAATCAGCACCTATGTTACTAGTGAATACAATAATAGTGTTTTTAAAATTAATTTTTCTACCAGTACTATCAGTTAAATCTCCTTTATCTAGAATCTGTAGAAATATATTAACTACATCTGGATGAGCCTTTTCAATCTCATCAAATAATATTAAACTATAGGGATTATTTTTTACGAAGTCTCCCAACAAACACTTATCTTTATAACCTACATATCCTGGAGGTGAACCTATAAGCTTACTGACAGAATGCTTATCCATAAACTCCGACATATCTACCTTCAGAAAAGCATTTCTGTGATGAAAGAATTGCTCGCTTATAAGTTCGCATAAATACGTCTTACCTACTCCAGTAGGTCCTAAGAATAAAAAACTACCTAATGGCTTACTAGGGTCCTGTAATCCAGTTTTAACTCTCTTGAAGTGTTCAAAGATAGTATCAACAGCTTGTACCTGAGATACATAACTACCTTTAATATTATTAATAGCATCTTCTAGGTTAGGTAATGCACCGTTAATCTCACTTACTGGTATACCTGTTTTATGAAACACTATCTCCTTAAGCAATTGTAGGTCTACTGTATTCTTTTTTCTACTAGTTTTTTTTGGTTTGTCTGAAATTTTTGATTCTATTATTTCTTGTTCGTTTTTAATTTTGATAGCTGCATCAAATTTATGCTCTTTAACTAATTCAATCTTTCTATCTTCTAAATCATCTCTACGAATTTCAAGTTCAATAGCTTGTTGATCTATATTTTTATTTTTTATCCGTAGGTAAGACCCACACTCATCAAGTAAATTTATAGATGCTGTTGGTTGAGAGTGGTCGGTTAAATATCTAGTACTCAAGTCAATTGCATACTTAATTACATCAAGTCTATATTTTATTTCATGAAATTTTTCATATCTATATATATTATTAGAGACAATATCAAAAGTTTCCTCTTTATTAGTTGGCTTTATATTAATAACTTCGAAATTACTTACAATATAACTATTGTCTTCTAAATATTTTCTATAATTATCAGAGTCAGCTATACCTATAAAATTAATATCATCTAAATCAAACAATTCACTAAAGTATTCTTCAACATTACTAGTACCTTCTATACGAGCAATAAGAGTAATATCAGGAATGACAACAATAACATTAGTATTATTCTTTAAGAAGTTATGTATAGACTCCATTCTTGACTCAAAGTCACCTCTATATTTTGTACCACCTATTAAACTCTTTAATTTTATTTCTAGTATAACTTTATTACAAAGATTTTCTGGTGCTTGATTTTTATATATACGTCTTGCGAGTTCATACACTACGCTCCTCTTACCCACTCCTGGTTCACCTGTAACTATAATATTAGTATTATGCTTTTTGCTTAACGTGATGAAGAACTTATTATAGTCAGCGTTCCTATTTATAGGTATATCTAATTTATTTTTTTCTATAAGATTAGATATGTTATTGAAGTATTGTTGTATATCTTCTGGTATGTCCCCGAAATCGGGATTAGAGTCTATCTCTTCTCCAAATTCCTTTTTCATGACATTCTTGACTGTTACAAAGTCTAATCCATACTCTAAGAGAATTGAAACAGCGACCCCGTCATTTTCATAAAGTAAACTTAAAAATAAATGTATAACATCAACATTATTTTTACTAAGTTTCTGAGCTATACCTTTAGCGAATTCAATAATTTTTATTACACGAGGAGTATAATTAACCACAGGAGATAGTTTGTGGTTATTCTTATTAATATTATCAATACTCAAAATAGATGCGACTACCTCTACTAGTACAGTAGGTTCAACGTCTAACTTTTTGAATGTATCGACTAAAGTTTTATCTTCGCAGCTGAGGAGTCCAATTAGTAAGTGCTCGGTCCCTACATTTTTACTATTGAAGTCAACTGCGTATTTTTTTGCTATAGCTAATGCACCCTGAGCATTTTTACTAAACTTCATTTGTATTACAATTACTTATAATTATATATCAAATCCGGAAAATGTTCCAGTTGTTGTATCTTGAGTTTTTGTATGCCAGTCAACACCGGGTTGAACTATATTACCAACAGCTCCACCATTAAACCTTGTTACATCATCTGCTACTGTATCATAACAAGTAGGATAGCCCGTATCATCATCAGGTTGATCCCCACCTACCCCACTGTAACCTATATTACCTCCATTGGCACCATCCATAACATTAAAATTATTAGTATTATAAATATCAATAGTACCAGACGTAATTCCTCCTACTCCTCCAGCTGATTGAGTTCCATCGCAACCATTATTTACAAAACCCGCCGCAGCTACTGTTAAAGCGCCAAATGTACCACCTGGGTGTTTTATTCCACCTATACCAAAACCATTTGGACTAATACCAGCACCACCACCTCCACCTGATGAAGCACTCAGCGCGCTAACTTCAGGCATCGGGTTTGCACTAACAGCAAGGAACCCAGCGCCCCCTCCACCAGCGCCCCCAATTGCAGACCCAGAGTTATTAATAGTTAGTAAATCAAAACCACTTAACGATATTACCGGTCCTCCATCTTCACCTGAATGACTATAAATACTATCTTCTAAGTCATTAACTGTACTTACCAGAGAAGTCGCTGTATCTTCATCAAAACCTTGTCCGGATAACCATATAAGACCGGTTCCACCTGCTCCGCCTTTGCCTATAACTAAACTAGTCTCGGGTATGTTAACAGTTAACTTACTACCTAATCTTAAAGGATTCGCAGTATCTTTAGCGTCAAAGTAAATTGCTCCTCGATCAGCGCTAGGACTATAAACGGTAAGCGGAGATGTTATCGTTAGATTTACATCAACCGCCTTTTGAGCACTGTAAGTCTTATATGTAGTATCAGCAGATAATAAATACCAAATATTAACACCGCTTAATTTACCAGTGGAGTTATAATTTGTAGGGTAAGTTGGGTCTACTGTAAGGCTCACAGATTTTAATTCCTCATTAACCCTACCTATTGGACTGATCGTACTTATAACAGAACCCTGACTTGGATTACTAATATTTACAGTAAATGTTTCTGGTAGTTCTGAAAGTGTATCTGCTTTAGCACTGACATCAAAGAAAACTGCGCTTACGTTTTCAGTAAATACTACTGTTCCCCCTGATAACGTATTTGCAAATACCTGATAATTATTTTCAGGCGCAAAACCTGGAAAGTTACCAAAATCGTCTAGACTACCCTTGTATGTACCATCTGTTGATATTGTAACTATATCATCATCAGATGTACTAATATGAGAAGTAAATATATTTACACTTGTATCTTGTGTATATGTACCATCGCTGCTAGTTCTAATTACTGCAAATCTTGCAGGTGATCCATTTTCTACTGTAACAGGGGATTCATTAAAAGTAGATAAACTAACTGTATATAAATTACCAGAACCGTTAATTGTTGTAACTCTCTCAGCTTCAGTCTGTAAAATAACACCACCAGAAGGAGCATATAAAGATGTAGTAAAACTTTTACTTGAACCACCATAAAAATGCGCTGTACCTATATTAATATCAACACTAGATTCTCCATATTTGAAAGTATATATAGGAGAATCATCTGTAGATATATGACTATAATCACTAGTTAAAGTCCCAGTACCTGCTGTTGTATATATTTTAAATTTAGATTCACTATCTGCTTTATTTCTCGTTACACTATAACTCACAAAATCACCTGCAGGTTTTGAAGCATCTGGTGTTGATGCATCAAACCTAATTACAGGAAGATCTTCTATATCAACAGAAGATGGTAAAACCTCAGGTATATTAGCTGGTGGGTTTGTATTTAAAAAGTCTTCTTTAAGAATATTAAATAAAGCTTCTTGCTGGTAATATAATTTAGATATAGGCCTATTAATAACATCTGTCAATAAAGGCTCGTTAACTCCTATATAAAAGTCTGATGTAACACTAAAATTCGATGGAACACTATAAGTAGCTTCTACTACTGTACATATTTCAGGAACTCGGGTATCGGTATAATATGAATATATCTTTTTGTTTATATTCTCAAAAAAGGAGCTATGATTGTATAGTATTTTCTCTGTAGTTTTATTAAATGAAATTGCATTTACAAGCTCTTGAGATTTTACAGTAATATCAGATAATGAGAAATAGTTAGTATAAAAATTCTCATGATATAGTTTATTGGTTTCGTTTTTATCTTTAAATAAACTATATTTTGTCTCTCCAGAACTTAAATGCGAGAATAAAACTAAATTATCTACACCGCTAATTGAGTCTACATCTAAACTATCTATAAACTCATAATTTGCATTTAAATTAAATACACTAGTATTATAAAAAGATATTGGGATTGTTAAATTTGTTTTATAAAGCTTAATAACAGACTTGTTTGTAGATACATACAATATGTTTTTCTGGGACGGGCTTGATATAATTTTTTTAAAATTGCTTGTTTCGCGGTAAATTTTAGCTGGATTTAATCTAGAGGTATAATTTCTAAAAATTTCAAAAACTGTAATATTATTAAA